GCCTCGGCGCCGGTGGTGCCGGTGAAGTCGGCCATGTAGGCGTTCTCCACGACCGGCTTGTTGAACAGCACCTCGGCCGCGCCCGCGGGCAGCGCGACGGTGGCGGCGTGGTAGATGTTCGCCGCACCGAACTGCCGGATCGCGTTGTTGACCCCGACGCTCATCATCCAGCTGGCCCGACGGCGGTACTTCTGCGGCAGCGCCTTCCAGGTGCCGTAGACGTCCTGGAAGCCGAACGCGCCGTCCGTCGTCGAGACCACCTGGCTGGCGCCGTTGGCGAGCAGCGCCGTCACCAGACCGCGCGGCTCCGACGTGCCATTGCCGGTCGTGAACTTGTTGATCAGCAGCTCGTCGTAGCCGACCGCCAGCAGGCGGGCCATCTCGCCCTGGAAGTCGGGCCAGTCGTCGCCGACCTCGATCGAGTACGGGATGAACCCGCGGGCGGTGAAGACGGTCACGGACGGCTGGGCGATGGTGATCGCGTCGTCGGAGACCGCGGTGCCCTCGCTGTCGAAGGACCAGCTGACACCGGCCGCGCTGATCCCCTTCCAGGCGTTGGTGTTGACGTCGACCTGGCGGGCCAGCGCCAGGAACGGGTTGTCGGTCTCCTGGTCGGTGAGGATCACCGAGGGGTCGATGAAGACGGGGATCGCGAAGCCACCGGCGGTCGTGGTGCCTTCGGCGGCGGCCCGGTACTCCTCGTAGCGCAGCATCGCCAGACGCTCTTCGTCGTCGAGGATGGCTGCGTTGCCGCGGGTCATCATCTTGAAGAACGCGCTGCGGTAGCCGTCGTTCTCGGTGACGATGATCCGCCGGGCCAGCTCGGTCCGGCGGGCGTTGCGGACCGTCGCGTCCAGGTAGTCCTTCTGGGTCGAGGACAGCGGGTAGCTGGACTCGCGGTCCTCCAGGATCCGCAGCGCGCCGTCCCGGGCGGCCCGCCAGTCCAGGGTCCGCACGTCCCGGCCGAACAGCTCCTGGGACGGCTTGGCCGCGTCCGGGAGGCCGCTGATCTGGCGGAAGGTCTTCGAGCGGATGTCGGCCGCACGCGCGGCGCGGGTCTCCAGCTCCTCGTAGACGGGGGCGACGACGTCACGTTCGGTCGTCAGGTCGTCCCAGCGCTGGCGCTCCTCGTCGGTCAGGGTCGGCTTGTCAGCCAGCTCCAGGATCGAGGCGTCCAGGTCGCGCAGCTTCGTCCGAAGCTCGACCAGGCGACTCGCCTTCGGGTCGTCAGGGGTCTTGCCCATGTGTGTTCCACCGGTCACTTCCCGATGCGCTCACGCATCACGTAGGCCTGGCGGGCGTAGAAGTCCCGCTCGGCCTGGTCGGAGGGGGTGACGGGTGCCTCGTCGGGCGGCGCGTCTGCGGCCGGGTGCGTCGAGCGCGGCGCGGCCTCGCCGGAAGGATCCGCGGAACCTTCCGGGTCGTCTGTGATCGTAGCCTCGTCCTCACCGTCGAGGGCAGGGCCATCGGCAGGGCCATCGGCGGGGTCGTCGGCGGGGTCGTCGGCCGGGTCGTCGGCGGGACCTTCGGCCCGGGCGGGCAGGTCGAACAGCAGGGCCCGGGCCACCTCGGAGGTCTCCAGCCCGGCGCCGAGCGTGACCGCGACGGTCTCCAGGGACCCCTGGCCGGTGGCGAGCAGGGCCTGCACCCGGTGCGCCAGCTTGCTGTCGCTGCGGATCTCCCCGGCGACCTGGAAGGCCCGGACGGAGACCTCGGTGCCCTCGTAGGCGGGGAAGACGACCGGACCCAGCTCGGGGACCCGCAGCTCGATCAGCTCGCGGTGCAGCGGCCCGCGGTCGCCGGGGTTCCACAGCAGCTTGTCGACCTCGACCCGGGTCAACGCCTTGCCCTTGCTGTCCGTCCAGGCGTCCCGGATCACCTCGAACCGGAAGGACATCCCGTTGATCGACCGGTTCGCGATGGCCTCCCGCAGCGGCTGGATCAGCCAGTTGTCGAGCAGCCGGGCCTCGACGGCCAGGCCGATGTCGTCTTCGGCGAGGGACTCGATCGCCCCGATCGGGATCGACCCGATCAGCGGGTGACGGCCGTGGTCGAACTGGAGCACCGGCATCCGCTCGCGCAGGGTCTTCTTGAAGGCCCCCGCCCGGATCGACTCGATGAAGTCACCCTCCCAGCCTTCGATCTCGGTCTCGACACCGAAGATCGCGGCGTGCCCGTTCAAGGTCAGACCGTCACCGGGCTCGGTCGACTGGCGGATCTCGAACGGCACCGTCCGCTCGAAGACCCTGGAGGTCCGCGACGGCGAGGCGGCGGCAGAGGTTGTCGTGCTCATGGAAGATCCCTTCTCGGTCATGCTGCGTTGACCGGCCTGGCCGGGACGGTCGGCGGCGCCGCGGCGATCCCCGGCGGCTGGAGCTGGACGGAGAACAGGCCGGAATGGTTGCCCAGCAGACCGGCCAGGTCACCGGCGAGGACCGCCTGGACGGCGGCGTCCGCGGTGAACCCCGAGGCGAGCAGCGACGACAGGGCCTTGGTGTTCTGGACGACCACCTCGGCGAGGGCGGAGATGTCTTCGCGCAGGAACGGGATGTCCCGGGCGTCGTACCAGAGCCGGGCGTCGCTGACCGTCCGGCCGGGGAGCACCGGCGCGGTGACCAGGGAGGCGAAGGCGTTGACGAACGCCCCCCACAGCGGGCACATCAGCGAGTCGACGAACATCCGTTTCGCGGCCTGGTAGTTGCCCGCGTTGAGCGCGGCCCCGCCGAGGCCCTCGGACAGCCCGAGGATGACCGGGGAGACCCCGGAGGCGGCGGCCACCCGGGTCTCCCCGGCGCCCTGGGTGGCCCGCAGGGCCATCTCCTCGAAGGTCTGGCCGACCGTCTTGATATCGGTCGCGGCCTGGAGGAACAGCGTCTTCCCGGCGTTGCTCGGACCGCGGTGCTTCTCCTCGAACTTTTCGACGAAGGCGTCGAACATCGGGCCGGGCAGGTTCGGGTCGAGGCTGACGACGTGGGTCAGGTCGGCCCCGTTGGCGATCTGGGCCCGCTTGTGCTCGGTGAGCATCACGTCGGTCTCGATGTCCGGCAGCGCGGCGGAGATCCAGGCACTGCCCACCCACGGGTTGTTCGCGTCGGGGATCGGGTGGTAGTGGGCGATCTCCTCCGGGGCGTAGATCGAGACGTTGCGGTCGACGGTGACGGCGTAGCCGATCAAGGTCTCCCCGACCCGGAACCCGGTCACCGGGTGGACGGCGGCCTCGGTGATCACCTTGACGGTGTTCGGGTCGAGCCGGATCAGCCGGTCCTCCCCGAAGATCCCGAGGTTGTCCCGCACCCAGTAGGAGTTGCCGTGGTGGGCGACGTCCAGCTCGGCCAGGGCCAGCAGGTCCCGGATGGTCGCCCCCCGCCACGGTCGCTCCAGGATCGACAGCTCGTCGGTGCCGAACAGGTCGCCGGGCTGGGCCCGGCCGTCGCGGAGCCGCTGCCAGGCCATCCGGGCCTCGGAGAAGACCGAGATCCGCTTCGCCTCGCACGTGTACACGATCGAGCTGGTCCCGCCGGGGCGCCGGGACAGATCGAAGCCCTGCGCCTTGCGGCCGTTGAACATCACCTGGGAGCCGGGGGCGAACATCTTGGCCCAGTCGGTGAACGACACCGAGGTCGTCTCATTGGCCCGGGTCGGCAACCGGCGGGCGATCCTACTCAGCAGGCTGGCCACGGCTCACGTCCTCGACGTCCTCGACGGTGTCGACGTTGACGGCCACCAGGCCCAGCACGCTCAGCGCCGCACCAGCGGCGACCAGGGCCCAGCCCGTCCCGAACAACGTGTACACGCCCCCGATCATGGCGGCCAGTCCGGCCAGGACCAAGAGCCAGGCGGCGGCGGTACGCACCATCGACCCCTCTCAGGCCCAGGCGGCGCGGGGCATGACGACCGGGGGGGCGGCCACGGTCAGCGCCCATCGTGCCACCGCGACGGCGACCAGCGGGCAGATGTCGACGGACGCGGCGGCCGAGCGCTTGCGGCCGAACGCCCACTGTCCGTCTCCGATGTCCCGGCGGGAGGCGCCTTCGACGGCAAGGTCTACCTGTGTCTGGCCGAGGTGGCGCCAGGACGTTGGCCCCTTGGCGACGGCGTCCTGGAGCTGGCCGCAGGCGGTGCCCATCATCCGGGTCGACATCGAGACCACCCGGACCCCGGCGGCCTCCAGGTCGGGGATCAGCGACCCGGCCGGTCCGGCGGGGTCACAGACGATGGCCCGGCGCCGTTCCTTGCCGACGATGATGTCCCGCAGCTCGTGGCGACTGATCAGGTCGAGGATCTCCCCGACGACCCAGTCGGTCCCGGTGGCGTACCGGACCAGCTCGCCGTGCAGGATCCCGTCCTCGCGGTGCCCGGCGACCGCGACGGCCGCGGTCCTGCGGTCGGGGGCGACGTCGAAAGACAGCGTGACCGCCCCGACGACGGTCGACCCGGGGTCGGCACAACGGTCCCAGTCGGCGATCTTGATCGGGACGACGTCGTCGGCGACCGGGTCGTCCCACCAGCCGAGGATCTCGCGGCCGAACTCCAGCGGGGTCAGCCCGCGGCGCATCTTGGCGATCGACGTCTCCCGGATCCGCCGGTTCAACGCCGGGTTGGCCCGGGCGTGGTTCACCGGGTCGTCGAGGGCGCAGCCGCGGGTGGTCCGGTGGTGGTTGCACCGCGGCGACGCGCAGCCGGGCGCCTCCCAGCTGCCCGGCGCGCACCATTCGATCCAGACCAGCCCGGGGTCGTTCCCGGCCCGGCCCCGGTCCCGTACCTCGCGCAGCGCGTCCGAGGTGGCCATCCCGGCCGAGCTGGCGTAGACGATCTGGGTGTTGGGCCGGGCCAGCAGGGTCGGCAGGATGGCCCCGATCTGACCGGATTTCAAGGCGAACGCCTCGTCGAGGTCGATCCGCTTGCCGCCGAGGCCACGGCCGCCGGAGTCGGACCGGGCGAGCACGACCAGCTCGGCGCCCGAGTGCAGCTCGATCGACTCATTGCCGTGCCCTTCCAGGATCTTCTTCACCCGGCGGCGCAGCTCGTAGCAGCCGTCGATCAGGGTCTTGATCTGGCCGAAGGTCCGGGACGTCGTCTTGAACCGGTGGGCGGTGTGCATCACCAGGTCGGGCGGGAACAGGAACAGGTCGGCCAAGGTCATCGGGACCACGACGTGGCTGGTCTTGCCGTTCTGGCGAGGTTCCACGATGCCGACCTCGGAGGCGACCCAGTTCCCCTTGGCGTCGTGGATCATCGCCAGGTTGACCGCCAGCTCCTGTTCCGGGTCCAGGCGCATCCCGGCCATCCGGCACAGGTCGAGCGCCTCGTCGCCGTAGGTGCCGACGTGGTCGGGCACCCACAGCCAGGTGGGCTCGACCAGGGCGGGAGCCTCAGCTGGCGCCACCGGTGGCCTTGCTCTCCCGGCGGCGGGTCAGCTCGTCGAGGGCGTCCGGGGTGATCGGGGCCCCCGCGTAGGCCCGTTCGGTGGCCCGCATGAGCTGGTTGGCCATGCTGGCGTGCGCCGAGCCGGACTCCGAGGACCGGTCGAGGCGCCGGGCCAGGTTGAGCACGAGCAGGCCGTCGGGGTGGGTGGCGATCCCGAGCCGGACGAGGGCCTCCAGGTGGGCGGCCTCCAGCGGGCCCGGCGGCGGCTCCGGCGGCAGCTCCGGCTCGGGCGGCGTGTACACGCCTCGGCGGGTCGGCAGCGTGGTCACGGGCGTGTACACGTCGTCGTCGAACGGGTCGGCCGGGGCTGCCTTCCGCCGGGGCCGGGACGGCGAGCACACGCTGCACAGCTTCCGCGGTCGACCGGT